GCGCAAGAACCCTTATGCGGGTTCGCGTTTTACGCGCGTTTACGACGCCCGGTTGGATGACAATAGCGCCACTATATGGTATCTGGCGGGGCCCAAAGGCAAGACCGTGGTCGTGTTCTTTTTGAACGGCGTTCAAACACCCTTCCTTGAAACCAAAACCGGTTGGAGCATTGACGGGGTGGAGTACAAGGTGCGCGGGGACGCCGGCGCCAAGGCCATGGACTGGAAAGCGTTGTTGAGCAATGCGGGAGCGTAATCGATAATTAATAATTATTAATCAGTAATTATTAATTAAAAAACAAATAACCAAATCCGGAGAACCGGATTTTCAGGAGGTAAAAAACATGGGACTGCAAGGATTAGAGAACAAAAAAAAAGTGGCCTATTTTGAATACGACTTCGCCAAAGAGGGCGGGGCGGTGGCAGCCATCACGTTGCGCGGGCAACCGTTGCCGGCGGATGCGGTGGTGACCGATGCCATGATCCGGGTCAACACGGCTTTGACCTCGGGCGGATCGGCGCAAGTGGCATTGCATTTACTGAATGCCAACGACGTTTTTTCAGCCGCGGTCATTTCGGGTTTCACCAAGGACGCGCTGATCGACGGTGTGCCGGACGGGACCGTCTCGCACGCGCTTTTGATGACGGCGGCGGCCGGGACGTATTTGATTTTGACGCCGTCGGTGGCGGCTTTGACCGCCGGGCGGTTCACGGTGGCACTCGAATACTACATGATGGACTAAACCGCCTTCGGCGGATGTGTGAACGTGAGAATGTTTGAATGTGTGAACGTAGGGGCGACCGGCCGGTCGCCCCTACAAAGAAAGAAAAGAATGATCATTAACCCTGGCACAACTAATGTTTCGACCTATGTCGTGCTCCGCAAGACGGCGGACCATACCGAAATGACCGGCGCGGTGATTGCGGATATCGATCTGCAATATGTGCGCAGCGGGTCCGCGCCGTCGGTCAAGGTGGACGCGACCGCCCTGGCGACCACGGATGCGGCGCATAGCGATAATAAAGCGATTGAGGTCGACGCGACGGATCAGCCGGGGCTTTATCGGGTGGACTGGCCGGATGCGGCTTTCGCGACGGGCGCGCGCGAGGTTGTGCTTACGGTTAAATTAGCGAGTTGTTTTGTCGAACATTTGAAAATCGATTTACAGGGCCCGAACGGAACCGGGTTGATCGAGTGGGATTATAACTTAACCGATTCCGGGACCGGGTTGCCGATAGCGGATGCAACGATTTGGGCCACGACCGACCTGGTGGGCGCTAACGTAGTCGCTTCCGGCGTAACCGACGCTTTCGGACAGGTGACTTTCTGGCTCGATGCCGGGACTTATTATATCTGGTCGCAAAAGTCGGGTTTCACGCCCGACGCAAACCCGGATTTGGAGATTGTGATATGAGCGGCAGCGGAACCGCAACGCCGGTCACTCCCAGCGTTCTCGCCACGTTCCAGGATCAAATGATCCTGGATCTTGCGGATTTTTACGAGAACTCGGGCTTTGCGACCACGGTGACGCATACAACTATCTCGGGCGTTTCAAAGAGCATTTTGTCTTTGGTTAAATATGGCCGGAATGACAGCTATCAGGGCGCGGACGATTATGTAGTGGATGCGACCGCGCGGATTCAGGCCCAGGGGACCGACGGGGTCGCGACCATTGCGCAAGGCGAGACGATTACAATCGGGACCGGAACGTGGATTGTGATCGATGCGAATAAGAGCGCGAGCGGGTTGGAGTGGGTGTGTTCTATCTCTAAAAAGAGATAGAACGATTTCAAATTTGAAATTTCAAATGGAGCGAAGCGACGTGTTTGAATTGTATTTTGATCAGCGCGGTGAAGTCGGCATGGAAGAGTGCGAGGAGTTGTTTCGCCTTTTTCCGAAGTTCGCGACCCGGGCGGTTTCTTCGGCTTTCAAGAGCGAGGGCAACCGCATGCGCGAGTTGATCAAACTTGCCATTCAAAGGAGCGGGCCGAACGGCGAGTGGGAAAAGCAAAACCCACATACGTCTTATATGAGCAAGCGCCACGGGCAACGCGGGATTCAATCGGTAAAGAATTTCCGTACGATTTGGAAGGGCGAACGCGGCAAGAAGACGCGCGTGCGGCAATACGGCCAGGCCTGGGTGGGCACGCCCACCAAAGACGCCTTACAACGCATGGCGGGTGCGGTGCGTTATAAATACGATCCGGACGATATGCTCATGAGTATCGGGTTTTTAAACAACAATCGCAAAATGCAGGAGTGGGCCAAGCATCACGCCGGCGGAATGCGCATTGCGATCACCCCGCGTATGCGGCGCCTGGCTTTTGCCATGGGCATGCCTTTAGCCAAGAGCACGACCTAGATCAAAGTACCGGCAAGGCCTTTGATCAATCCTGTTTTCAAGAAAGAAGAAAGCACTATTCGGCAGAATTTACAGAATAAGATTTATGCGAATATCAAGCGGTACGTCACGGGCGCGGAAAAGATATGAAGAAATTATCGCGCAAAGGACGTGATTTCAAGCAACACTGAAATCACTCCAGTGCCGCAAAGACGCCAAGAAGAAAAGAATATTTTTTATTTTTAAAACCCTTTGCGTCTTTGCGTCTTGGCGCGAGAAATGGTTTTGGATCATGAGTGAAGCATTAATCAGAGCCCAAATAAAAACCGACCTGGAAGCGGTGAGCGGGATCGGGGTGGTGCATGGCCGGGAACGATTCAGCCGGAGCATTGCGGAATATTTTTCGATCATGACATCGAGCGCCAAAATTAACGGTTGGGTGATTCATCGGCAATCGACGGGTGCCAAGGATTACCCGATCGGGCATATCGAGCGCGAGTACAAGTACGCGATTCATGGACTTTACGAGATCGACGATTTGGCCGATTCGGAAACCGCGGTGCAGGCTTTGGTAGAGGCGATTTTTACGAAGTTCGCGGGCGACCGCAAATTGGGCGGCACGGCGCAAAGTTCGGAATTATTACAGGTCGACAGCATCGACACGGACGAGTTGGGGGGCAGGTTGTTTCATATCGTCGATTTGAGCATAGTCGTGACGGAACGAACATAAAGAAAACTCGCGCAAAGGACGTGATTTCAAGCAACCCCCAATTTTGTGTTACTTAAAATTGGTTCAACACTGAAATCACTCCAGTGACGCAGAGACGCAAAGAAGAAATAATAATAATTTTTAAAACTTGGCGTCTTTGCGGCTTGGCGCGAGAATAAAAGGAGGAAAACCATGAAAGTATTTTACGACGAGGGCATGCCGATGATGAATTTCAGCGCGGCGGGCGATTTCCGCAAGGGCGAACCGAAAGAGGTTCTGGACGATCTGGCCAAGGAGTTGTTGCGCAAAGGGCGGGTCAAAATTTGGGAAGAGAAAGAAGAAGAAAACTCGCGCAAAGGCGCAAAGACGCCAAGAAAGCAGGAATAAAATAATTTTTAAAACTTTGCGCCTTTGCGAAAGTAATTTTGTGAAAATTAAAATTACTGCCTTGGCGCGAGAATAAGGAGGTTTCAAGATGGCTCAACAAAGCGGTGCAAACGCAAGACTTATTTTCGATACAGAAACGGTGTATAAAACCACGCCCACTCCGGACGCGATGGTGTTCCCTTTTATCAGCGAATCGCTCTCGCTCGACCGGGCGTTTTCGCAAAGCAAAACCATCCGCTCCAACCGCAACCCGCAAAAACCGGGACGCGGCAATATGAACGTGGCGGGCGATATTGCTTTTGAGCTTTCACCCCAAAATATCGGTCGCCTGGGCAAGCACATATTCGGGTCTTACGGCGTGGTGGGATCCGCGGCGCCCTATACCCATACCTACAAGATCGCGGCTTTGCCGGTTGGGATGTGTATTGAAAAACAATTCACCGACTTGGCGGTGCCGAAATATTTTCTTTATAACGGCTGTAAAGTCGGTTCGTTCAAGATGGGCACCAAGCCGGATGGAATCATCGAAGCCGGGGTATCGATTATCGGCGCCAAGGAAACGATCGGCGCGGCCACGTTCGACGCCACGGCCACGGATAATGGGCACACGCCCTTTGACGGGTTCGAGGTCAGCATCAAAGAGGGCGGCAGCGCACTCGGCACGGGCACGGATTTTAATTTCTCGTTGGCCAATAACCTGGACGACAACAGCTATGTGATCGACGGCACGGGTCAACGCTATTCTTGCCCGGATGGTGCGGCCGTGGTTGAGGGGTCCGTGACCTGTTTGTTCCTGGACGATGTTCTTTTGGCCAAGGCCATCGCGCATACGGAAACGGCGCTGGAGCTGCACTTGACCAAGGGTGCCGGCACGGGAGCGAGCGCGGGCAACGAGAAGCTTTCATTTTATTTTGATGAAGTGGTTTTCAAGCCCAAGAGCCCGGTGGTTCCGGGTCCGACCGGCCTGGTGGTGGAGTTGGGGTTTACGGCCTATTACAACGTCGATGCGGATGCGAGCGCGATAAGGTCCGTGTTGTTGTCGCCGATAGCAACATTTTAGGAAGTTCTCGCGCCAAGACGCAAAGGCGCCAAGGTTAAGAGGAGAATTTTTTAGCTAAAACAGGAGAGGGGATATGGAAAAATATAAATATGAGATCAACGGGAAAACGTATGTCCTAAAGAAGTTGGTTTTGGGGCAGATGCGGCAATTGATCGAAGTTTTGAAAACGATCCGGATCCCGGCGGGCGCGGGTACGGCGGGGTTGATTGCGGCGCTTGGGGACAATTTGCCCTTGGCGTTGGCAGTGGTGTTGACCGAAGAAGGGAAAGCGATCAAGGACAAGGATCTCGAAAAACTGGCGGAAGAGTTTAACGAGTTCAATCTTGAAGTGGAAACGGCAATTCAGGTCATTGACGATTTTTTCGTCTTGAACCCGATAGCATCACTCTGGGAAAAGATCCAGGGGTTGCTGGAGGGAATCACAAAGGGGATGAAGGGGATTGGTTCGACGAACTCCTCGTCACCCTCTGCGGAGGCGATATCGCCAAGCGCGACGGAATCGAGTGGGGATTTACCTTCGACGAATGCAAGCCCTTCCTGAAATGGCGCACGCGCGAGATTCTTTTCCGGGAAGCGGTGCTCGCGTTCTTGGGGGTGGGCGGCAAGGAAGCGGAAACGAATCAGGAGAAGTTTTGCAGGTCCTGCAAAAAAGCGAAGTTGGATCACTGTGATAGTTGTTCAAAAGAATTCGGAGACCCTTATGAGTTGGGAAACCAGAAACGATAAACCAGAAACCAGAAACCTTTTTTGCGGAGCAAAAAAATGAGCGACCGCGACATCCAAATCATCATCCAAGCAACCGACAAGACCGGGGCGGCGATTGCGTCGATCAATAAAAACTTGGGTTGGTTGGGCGGGTCCATCACCAAGTTGTCGGTGCAATTCAGCGCTGCGGGCATGGGCATTCAGGCTGCTTGGGCCGGGTTGCAAAAGGGATTGGATTGGATGCAGACGGCGGCCAAGGCTCAACAGGCCGAGGAGTCGTTTCGTCAAGTCGCGGCCACGGCGGGCGAAAGCGCCGATCGGATCATTGAGGCCATGAAAAAAGCTTCGGCCGGCACCATGGACGAAAGCGACATGATGCAGAAAGCGGTCAAGGGCATCACTCAAGGGCTCAAGGGCGACGAGTTGGTGCGCTTGATGGAAGTGGCCCGCGTGGCGGCACGCACAACCGGCGACGATGTGGGCGTGACTTTCGACAAGATCGTGGATGCGGTGGCCAATAAAACTCCGCGCGCGCTCAAAGAAATGGGCATGGTCTCGAAAGAGCAGATGGGCATTTTCGAGCAAGCCACCCGAGCCGGAATTGAAGAGGTTACGCTTTTGGACATGGTCGTGGCCAATGCCACGGTGCGTCAAGCCCAATTCGGGGTTATCACGGATAATGCGGCCGAATCGATCCAACGGTTCAACGCGCATCTAAAAAATTTACGCGAAGCTTTAATGGGCACGCTTTTAACCGCGCTCGAAAAAGTTCAGGGCGTTGTCGGCGGGATCGGAGTCGGGTTTGCCTATACGGCGGTCGGACTTT